GCGGCTGTAGAGCCTAGATCAATCCCTACCTTTGGCCTGCCCATGTTATCAACAGGGACAATTGAGCTTGCGTTGCCGTCTAACTTTATACCGATAGACCCACCTACAAAGCATTCAGTGCCAGAGATAAACGTCCCAGAACAACTAATGTCATTTCCTAGCTTTGCCCCTACATGAAATGGCTCGCTCATCATGGTGACTTGTAGCTCATTACCAAAGTATTGAATGGTGCTGTTGCCAAGATCAGTAAAAAATGAGTCACCATCGGCTCCATCTTTACCATCGGCCCCATCTTTACCATTGGCTCCATCTTTTCCGTCAGCGCCATCTTCGCCTTTGTCACCCTTGATGCTGGCACCGTCTTCGCCATCCTTGCCGTCTACCCCGTCTCTTCCCGGCGCTCCGTCTTCGCCATCTTTACCCGGCGGCCCAGCAGTGCCCTCACCCGCCTCTATTCCTTCAATCTGCTCTAGAAACCAGCGGTTTACCTCAAGCTGATTATTAAGCTCAGGAACAGTGTCGGTAGACTTAAACCGGCCCTTGGCATCTCTAAACAATACGTCAGGGTTAGTAGCCACTAGGTCAGTGGTAGCTGGTGTCCACTCTTTAGTACCATCTGGTAACTCTCGGTACATAAGCCATTTACCATCCCTCAGGGTGGCTACAGGCCTCTTTACGTACCCTGACAGGTCTACGTTACCATCTCCAGACCCACCAGAGCCACCTTGAGATAGGACCACAGTGTTGCCTTGTGGGTCATCTCCTACAGGTAATTCTACAGAGATTTCGTCTCCGTTGGACAGTACCAGCACTAATTCACCGTCAGCGGCTGTGTAAGCGTTTGTAATGCCTACACCATCTTCACCGTCAGTACCTTCTTTGCCTTCGGAACCCTTAGGGCCTTCAGGACCCTTGGGCCCCTTAGGTCCCTCAGGACCTTTAGGACCCTTAGGACCTTGTTTTCCGTCGGCCCCTTTGTCTCCTTTGGGTCCTTGAGGCCCTTCGTTGCCCTTCTCTGCGGAGGACTTCTCGACCTGCTCTATACGCTTCTTAAACTTCTCAAGAAGCATCAGCGTAGTTAAGTCTTGCATTTACGCTACCTCCGGCGCTGGCCCCACGTTTGGTCCTCTGGGTCCCTGAGGCCCCCTAGGTCCCTGTGGCGGTGCTTGGGGACCGTCAGACATCAACGAGTCGAACAGTACCTGCTCTTTTTCACCTGCTTTTTTCTTAGCGTCGGTAGCGGCCTTTTTCTCCTCTAGCTCAGCGTCTTTCAGTGCCAACTCAGCGACCTTGAGCCTTCTCTCAAACTCTTTATCGTCCTCTGTGCCTGCCTGTAGGTTCCTAGTAATAGCACTGATCTTGTCAACCTCAAGCTCCTGTGGTGCAAGCTGAGTCTCAATGCCGTACTTACCTGCTCGTGCCTGAGATTCTGCGGCCTGAGCGTTGAGTGCCGCTGTTTGACTCTTCTGGAACTCCATCTGAGCCTGTTGAGCCATCTGAGCCATCTGCTGTGCCTGAGGATCTGGCTGAGACGCTTTCTGCATAGCCGCCACAAGCTCCTCGCGGTTACTGAGGTTCATGTTCTCGATGATGCTCTCAATCATAACAGGGTAGATAGGCGAGTCCTGCTTCATTGTCTGGAGTAACTGTACTAACTGAGTTACCTCGTATTCCCTAGCGATGATTCCTAGGGTGCTAGTTGCGTTAAACTTATAGTCAGCTACTGGGTACGACTCGGGGTCAAACTGCATGTAACGGTAGGCCGCTTTGCACACAAAGGGCAACAAGAAGGCCTGCTGGAAGTTTATAAGAGTACGCTTATGGCGTTTGATAATAGCACCAAGAGACATACTGATGCCAGAAGCAGTAGCCTCGCCATTGACCTGTCCTGCGATACCCGTCGCATCAACGGCTCCCGTAGCTTGTTGTACCATGCTCTGTAAGGCTTGGGCTTGTGCAAAGGTAATCTGGCCCACTTGTCCAAAGTTAAACGGCTGTAGAACTTCACGCGGATCTCCGTTAGTTAAGATCATTTTACCGGGACGGATCTCTGGCTTAGCGCCTCTAGGCAACCTAGTAGCGTCAATAGCCATCATGGGGTGAATCGTGAGGGACAGGGCGTCGATCCGAGCACGTAGCTCAGTATCTAGAGCCTTCTGACTGTTGTAGCCCTTCTCACAGACTCCTCGGCCCCAGAACCTAGAGGGAACTACGTCCCACGGGAACGCCACAATAGGACGGTCCTGCATCATGTAAGGGTTTTCTTCGGCTTTCAGTAGAACGCCACCGTTAGCTATGACTACAACGGCCTCTACGTACTTACCTTCCTCTTCTACGTCTACTCCGGCTTCCGTTAGAAGCTCTCTAGGCACTAGACCGTAGTACTTCGTGAGACGGACCTTATCGTCGTTGTACATAGTGAGGTCTTGGTCCGGCTCTAGGTCAGTATCCGGTGCGGCAGAGCCAACGTAAACATCATTGTATACTCCAGACTCCTGAAGCATCTCTACTGCGTGTCGGGAGACAAACTCGTCTACAGCAACACCCATAGCGTCCTCTACAGAAGTAGCTACAGGGTCGATGAGGAAATTCTGTGGCATCACTGGGCGTAGCTTAACCACCACCCTGTCAGTAATGTTAACGCCCACGGCTGTCAAGTCCCCGTTCATTATGGGCTGAGTAGCTGGGGCCATTTCCTTGATGTCCTCCAGTACAATCTCACCGATTCCTGTGCCAAACACAGCGGCGTTGATGAGACACTCAGCTACTGCCTTACGGATCTTTGTGTTCTCAAAGTCTTCCGTAAGCTTGTTCCTGAGATAGAGGATGTCTTGGGAATCACCGTCCACCATATCGTCTTCGATGTCAAACCACTTCCCACGACCAAACGTAGCTTCCTCTAGTTCTGCAACGGAGGACTCTACAGCCTGCTGAAGCGCAGGAGAGATAATTCTAGAACGCTCTGATGCTCTTTCAGCGTCATTAGGGTCCCATTGACCTCTCCATAGCCTGTAGTATTCGTCAAACTTCTCTGCGTAGTTGCTCTCAAAGTTATCTCTCCAGTTATTACACTTGGTAATTACCCAGTCTTCCAGAGACTCCTCTATCGTGAGGTGCTCAGGACTTAAAATATCTTCCACCATAGTATTTTCCTTAAAGTAGAGCTATGCTGTAGCCCATAGTAAAAATCACTACGGCAGATATAGCGTAAATTCCGTAAGTGTTAAGTCTTCTAAAAACACGCTTGTTGTTCATCAGTACCCTGCCACAATGTCTAGTATTTCGTGATCGTTAATTTCGTATTCGTAGTCGTAGGCTACTTGCGCTAACTGGTCGATGTACGCTAAAGCGTCAATTAAGTCATCGTGTGTTAAGGAATCTGGAAACTGGAACAGTTGATCCATGAACTTATTGTTCCACTCAGCTTTCTTCAGCTTGATCTGGCTGTTCTCAAATCTCCCCTGTAGTGCCCACATGATTCTATCGGTCTTCTTCTTGTTGCCGTGAGTTAACTCCTCTACCCTAAAGAATCTGCCGTACTGCTTCATTAGGTCCGTCAGTGGGCTCATTACAGCCTGCTTAGCGATCCCTCGCTCAATACCAACGCTGACGGGTTCGTAATCTCTGACGGCCTGAAATATCTTGGTGGCGGTTTCATCGAGACTCCAGCGCCCGTGTATAATATTATCAATGTACCAGCCATCAGTACCGACCTTGACAACAGCGATTGCAGTCTCGTCCAGCTTAGTGTTCTTAGTTTTCTTCTTGTTAACTTCCTCAAATCCGGCGAGGTCAATAGCAATATAGTACTGAGCATCGTCTGGTTCCTCACCGAACTCTATCCAATCTTCCTTAAACATCTCTGAGCCTCTGGCCTCAAAAGACGCCATGAACTCCTGACGGAAAGCGTAAGATGACATAGACTTCTTAGCCATGTTAATTTCTTCTGGATCTAGTATAGGGTTGTCGTAAGACGTAAAGTGCCACCCTTTGTACGTATCATCGTCCCCTAGCTCTGCGTACTTGTACAACTCGTAGAAGTGGTTCCTGCCCATAGGTGTACCTATGAACATCGCTTGGCCCTTCTGGTCAGCCAGTGCTGGACGGAGGATCTGCTCCCATACGTCAGGCTTCATATCCGCGTACTCGTCCATGACTAGAAACTTCAAGGAAACGCCACGCATTGTCTCTGGGCGATCAGCGCCTTTTAGACTAATGGTAGCCCCGTTGACCAGCTTAATCTGTAGATTATTGATGTGAGCACCAGTAATCACAGGGTTTCCTAGCTCCAAGAGGGTCTGCCACATGATGTCACGGGCCTGACCCTGCGTGG